TGGCGGCAGTGAAGATCACGAGTACGCCATGGACCTGATCAGGAACTTGATGGAAGTCAGCGCGAAAGATCTAGAACCTCGCATCCTGATCGAGGTCATGATGGTGTATTCGCTTGGTTGGAACATGGCTCATGGCGACATAGAGCTAATGTCTCAACTGCTGCCTCAGGTTTTGGAAAGCATTGAAGATGGTTCTCATGCCAAGATGGCCGAGGTCTTAAACGAGGAAAGGATATGTCATTAGCTACTGAAGACCGATTCAAAACTCGTAAACGCGCCGTTCTGCGGTGCATACACAAGGTTCGCGATGCGCCAGATGACAACTGGGCTAAACAGTACTGGCAACAAACGTATCGGAAACTGATGGAAGAGCGAAGGAATGAAGCTAAGGTATTATCAAGAAGAAGCAATTGAGGCAGCACTGCACTGGTTTGATACCCAAGCAACACATCCGCTAATCGTTCTGCCTACTGGGGCTGGCAAGACGGTTGTCTTCGCCAACCTCATCAAGCAACTGTTCGATGCAGAGCCTGACTGCAGAGTCTTGATCCTCGCGCATCGACAGGAGCTTGTTACCCAGGCGGAAGATAAACTGAAGAAGGTCTGGCCCTGTGCGCCATCTGGGATTCTTGCAGCCGGTCTTCGCCAGTACGAAGTCGATGGTCGTATCGTGATTGCCAGCAGAGATACGCTCGCTACACCTAAGCGACTGACTTCTTCTGGCCATTTTGACTACATCATCGTGGACGAGGCCCACCATGTGGCGCCGGACCCGAAGACGCGATACCGCAAGATCTTTGATTACTTTGATGAAGAACAGTGGACTCCACCCAAGATCCTTGGCGTGACCGCTACCCCATTCCGTATGGGTCAGGGCTTCATATACGGCCTAGACGGGCAGTTTTTCTCAGGCGTAGCCTACCGCGTAGGCATACCCGAAATGATCAAGAACGGCTATCTGTGCCGTCTGTCGGCATACAAGGTCAGCGATGACGCTGTGATCGATGCTTCTACTGCACGAGTGAAGTTCAAAGGCGGTGACTATCGTGAGTCAGACATTGAGAAGCTGGCCATGGAAGATCAAACCATGCTGGCCATCGTTGCCGATTGGATCGACAAGGCGTACAGCAAGGGCAGGATGAGCAGCGTGTTCTTCTGTATCACCGTGGCTCATGCTGAAAAGATGTGCATGTATCTACGTCAGGCGGGCATCGAGGCTGCAGTTGTAACGGGTGAAACGCCTCAGGCTCAGCGTGAAGATATACTAGAACGCTTTGAGGACGGCAAGATACACGCGCTGTGTAACGTGGCTGTACTCACTGAAGGTTGGGACGCGCCTCGTACCGACTGCATCGCACTGCTACGTCCCACAAAATCACTGGGCCTGTACATGCAGATCTGTGGTCGTGGCATGCGGACCTGGGGCGACAAGAAAGACTGCTTACTGTTGGACTACGGCGAAAACATGAACCGCCATGGCTGCATTGATACCGCCAGACCTGTCACGCCTAAGGATGAAGACAAAGAAAAAGAAACAAAAATCTGGATTTGTGACTCTTGTGTCGCTGTCAACGACATAGACGATAAAGCTTGTGTCGAGTGTGGCGCACCTAAGCCAGCGCCTGTACAGCAGCCCAAACTCTTTGAGGAAGAGGAGAAGGATGCTGCCACCACTAGGCAGGCGGCTCAAGGGTCTGTGTTATCTGATGAGCTTGATGAGCCAGCGCAGAAGCTTGAGAAGATCAAGAACATTGATTTCATCACAGCACAAAGAAAGACATCGAAGAGTGGTAACGACTATTTAAACGTTGCGTTCTCTAGCCCTAACGAATACTGGCCACAGAACATGCCCATCATGCTGGGTATGCGCGGCAAAGCAGGCTCACTGGCTGAGCGCAAGTGGCGGGCCCTGACAAACAACTACGCTTGCCCAATCAACATCGATGATGCGGTTGACCAAGTGAACAATGAACATGTGCTCAGCCACATCAAACAAATAACTGTAAGAAAAGAAGGAAGATACTGGAATGTCGTTAGCGTCCATTTTTGATCAGATCGATGAACAAATAGCAGAGAAGGAAAGCCGTAGCCGAGGCCACCTTGGCTTCAGCGGGATAGGTGATGACGATGAGTACAAGCAGTGGATGAGCTTTCACTGGTGCCTGCCATCTACGTTCAAAGGCAGGATGCTGCGTCTGTTTGATCTAGGCAATCGCATTGAAGATCAAGTCGTTGAGAACATGCGCGACACAGATGTGGTGTCTATCGCGTCTCATGATAAGGACGGTAACCAATTTCGTGCGTCGTTCTTTGGAGGGCACTTTGCGGGTTCCTGTGACGGCCTTATCAAGGGCGTATTCCCACCACCTAGCGAGGAAGTAGTCTTGCTGCTTGAGGTCAAGAGCGCCAACGACAAGCGGTTCAAGGAGCTTGTAAAGCTGCAGAGCTACGAAGCCTGGAGCGAAACGTATCGATGGCAGGTCCATGCCTACATGGGCGCTCTTGGCCTGACCATGTGCATGGTGGTAGTGGTCAACAAGAACAATAGTGAGGTGTACGAGGAGATCATCGACTTCAACCCAGATCTCTGGGACAAGGCACAGGCTAGAGCTTGGCGGATCATCACCAGTGATGCACCTGACAAAGACACACGCATGTCTGAGAAGGACTGGCGCATGAAGAATGAGTCAAACCTATATCGTGATATCTACTACGGGCGCCGTCTGCCGGAATCAGTCAATTGCAGGAACTGCAAGAACGTCAAGCCGCTAATCGAATCAAACGGTGCAGTTTGGTATTGCTCACGAAGCAACAGAGCTATCCCATTTGAAGAGCAGAAGCTTGGATGCAAAGACCACTTGTGGATACCAGAACTTGTGAACGCCAACCACCTGCCTGGTAAGAGCACAGATAATTCTGTGGCTTATCAGGTTGGGATCATGGAGTTTTACAACTCAACATCTGAGGTGACGGGTGAGTATCACTACAGCAGTTCTGAGATCAGAGAGTTATCAAAAGCAGACTTTGATGCTGGGCTAATGATGACTGGTGAAAGCGTGCGACGTGACTTCCCAGGTAGCTATCTGGACAATGTCGATGAGCGTAAGGTTCCGTTCTAGTCCCAAACACGTGGGTCTTTGACGAGCAGTATCTTGGTGCCAGGGTAGAGGGCTTCGACTAGCTTCTTTTTGAGCGCGAACACTTGGGTGACCACGCCCTTAACGTCCTCTACCACCACCTCGCCATCGCGCTTGTAGCGGAAGTCTGCGATGTATGAGCAGATCTTCTTTTCTTCGCCATCAACCATGATACTGCACGGGAAGTCCACTTGAACCTCGAGGTCTGTTAGTTCACCCGTGGCTTCGTATCTCTTGAGTATCTTGTATCGCGCTGCTTCAAGCTTGGAGTCAAATACAATACCGTCGTACTCAGTCTTCTTTGCAAAGTACTTGCTCTTGCCTTTCTTTGGTGCCCGCTTTGGGATCACATCAACTACCGCCCATCAGTTTCTCTTCTTCCTGCTGGCGCAGGAACTGTGCAGCACGATTAAACAGGGATGGCATCTGAGGCGCAACAGGCGCTGTGCTAGGCTGGATAGGCGCCGTTTGAGGCGCAGGCTGTGGTGGTGATGCAGGTTGAGCAGCAGCCTCTTGTGCGGCCTGTGCTTGCGGCCTGAGAGGGGCGCCCTGGAATCGAGCGTACTGCTCGCCAATGGACTCAAAGTCCAGAGGGTTGGAAAGTTTGTCTTCGTTTCCGCGCAAAGCAATGCTTATTGTCTCGCCGCTTGGGAAGAATGCTTTAAATCGACCTGACATGACCATGCCTAGGTTTGGTGTTTTAGCTTCGCGCAACGGCTTAATTATTTCAGCAGTCGAAAGCCCAAGCGTTTTGGCATCTTCAATCGCCATGTTCAGGTCGCGCAGCGCCTTGAAACGCTGTTCGTTTGCAGTAATGAAAGCTTGAGTGGTGGTTTCTGCATCGACATTGCCACGAGTTTTTGCCACCTGGTTAAAGATACCGCCAGCATCACGGACGTTTTTCCCTGCCTCAAGCGCACGATAGTACAGTACTCGATCCACACGAGGCTTGATGCTTTTGACGCCAGTCAAAGCCTCTGTAAATTCTTGCACTGGGTCTAATCTATAACCCTGTTTGGTAACACCAAGCTTCGCGTCTTGTGTTGCAACAGATGCAACTGCTTTGGGGAAGTCTCTTAAACTTAACGACACAGAAAAAGGCATGAAAGATGTGGGACTCGTTGTCACATCGACTGGGCTGATCCCAGGCATTATACCGTCTGCAAGGTGAGCGAAGCCTTTTCCAATTTTTGTGCCCAGAGTATCTTGTTCTCTATAAATTGGACGATCAAACGTTGTGCTGTTACGCGCAAGGTCAACAATCTTTTCGGTAATGATGGACTCGCTCATGAATGGCGAGAAGAACTCTGCGCCTGCATCCCATGACGCATTAAAAGCTATTTCGCTTAGATCTGCTTCCTTTGTAATACCATTGTTTACGGCGTTGAAGACAGCAGCAACGGGCCTGCCGACGTAGTCGTATGGGTTGGTGTACGAGAAGTTATAGAAGTCGGTGACTTTGCCGTTCTTGTCCGTGGCAATCGGTATTAGTGTTGAGTTTCTATCCCAGTCCGCTGCCATGGACCGCTTGTAGGCATAGATTTGTTCTTGATTTGCGCCAGTAAGAATTGTTCCAGCAGCTTGTAGCGAAAGAGGTATGGCCGCATTGACTGCCATAAGCCCAGTTAGCCGCCTCATGCCTATCTCTCTTAGTTCTGGCGACTCACTTGCAATTTCTTTGATGCTGCGCCCAAGGATGTTGGAACTTGTCCTGATCATTTCGGCAGGGAAGGCAACGAAGTTTCCAAACGGCATTTGACGCAATCGCTTGATGAACTCAGGTACGCGAGAATAGTTTGGAACAGTGTCCTTAACAATCTCTGCAGCCTCTCGCTTCATGGCAAGTTTAAGCTGATCTGGCGTTAAGTCAGATGCTCTTATTACCGGTCCAAACTCCGTGAAGTTTCTGGGGTCAGACACAGGCAGTGCGGTGTTTGGGTTCTTGGCAAATATATTTTCAAGACGGCCAAGCTCCATCTCGTAGCTGTATACCTTCCATTGGTCATCAGACGCCTGGTAAAGCTTGGCGGCAAAACCGTTTTGCATCCCTTGGGCTTTCTTAAATAGTTTGCCAGTCACACCAGAACCAAGGCCTGTGCCTTCGGCTGCATCGTTGAGCAAGGACTCAAACTCACCAACCTTGGCGTTTGTGTTGACCACACCAAGTTCGATCATCTCGTTGTAATGGTCTTGTGCTTCTTTCAGGGTCGCGTGTACTTTGCCTGGGCTAGTTAATCTTTGATTAAGATTGCTGAATACAGTTGAAAAGGCCTTTGCAAAAGAATCGGCACCGCCAACGTTGCCATTAGCAAGTGCAAAGAAAAGCGCGGTTGTAGCGTTTCTGATCTGAGTGATCGGGCTGTATACAGTCTTGGCTAGTTGAGACATACCCTTCAAGCCCAAGAAGGTTGAATACAACGGTATGCTTCCCTTTGACAGATCAAATATTTCGCTGTTGCCTTCAAGCGCAGCTTTGTAATCGTTCTTTATGTACTTGCCTGCAAGCCGACCAAATCTGGCTTTCTGGCTAGGGGTGATTTCACTCAAGGCGCTGCCAGCTTCTGATCCTATTCTTGAGTATTTACCAATGCCATCAGGCGGGATCGTATCAAATATAAATTTAGCGCCATCTGGCAGGCTGTCGTTGTACTTGATTAGGTTGTTGTAATAGTTAGCCTTTGCTATGTGCTTCGACATGATGTCAACGGTTTCAACCATCTTGGTTCGCAAGCCAGCTTCTTGTTCACCGATGTCTCTAACCCTAATGCGTTCAGGGCGAAAGCGCATCATAACGTCCTTTGCGCCTGTGTACTCACCAAGGAAGTCTCTTACCGCAGGAAGATCATCAAGCTTTCTAGCCTTCAACATTCCTTGAGACACGCCTTTGAGCGTTGGCGTATCAACAACATCTCTGGGCTTAACAAGGGCGTTGTTATAGTTTCCTTGAACCATGTCGTTCAAAAGCTCCATGGCTCCAGCTTCGTCAAGAACATTTGCCTCATCTAAACCTTTGCTTGTTTCAACCAGTTCTTTTACCGCAAGGTTTGTTTGCTCTGGCGTAATGCTGTCTATGTACCCTGGTTCTCTTGTCGCTCGGTAAAGACGCATACCATAGAACTCTTTGTTGGCCCCGATAGCATCAAGCAACGATTTTTTGCTTTCTTCGCTTTGAAGGCCGTCCGCCAAAATATCTTTTACAGAATCACTTAACCCATCAATCTGATTTCTGAAGTTGGTTGCGGAATCGAACAGGGTCAGTTCTTTCTTGTTGCCAAACAAAGTTTTTGGCGCGTTCTGAGAAATTATGTCGCTAATTTCTTTAAGTTCTCTTGCCGCGTTGTTACGAATGGCTTCTCTGGAAAGACCTCCTGGCCTCATGTCTGCGTTTTCTGCAAACAAGAAGTCATTCAATGTGTCAAGAATTCTTGACCTGTCTTGGTTGTTGAATAGCCCTTGGTTCTTGTTTGCAAAAGACAGTGCGTTCTCTATCTGCTCAACAGCCTGTCTTGCCTGAGAGTTCTGAGCGGCTATCTGTGATACACGCAGGGCGTCGTATTGAGCCGTGAATCTATCTGGCAATTCGCCCTGCATGGTTAAATATTTACGGCCAACCTTCTGAAGACGCTGCACCTGCCTTTGCATGAACGTAGGGTTTTCAAGGTCTGGCTTTACACCAACACCACTAAATGGCGTCTCCGGATCTCTAATCGCTTGAGCCGCAGCTTTTGCAAAGTCTGTACCGGCGAATGCATCCAGCCCTGCACCAACGGACTTAGCTCCAAGCTTGGCGATAGCGGGCACACCAAGCACTACAGCGGCCCCCTCTGCACCTACACGCAGGCGATTGGAAAGATTGGCTGCTGCAAGCTCAGCGCCATCAAGGTCAGAAGTATCTATCCGCTTGGTGGGTCCAGCCTCGAAGAAGTCACCAAGTGTCTCAACGTCTGGTGTAGTAGCAGCTATGTCTGCGCCGACTGTTGCGCCAAGCTTGCCCGCTGACCCCAAACCTTTTGCGGCTTTGGCAGCGATTCCACCAGGGGCCGCGAATTGAGCAATGAAACGCGCAGCCTTGCCCACCTCGGTCTGTGTGTCTGGTTTGTACTTATCAAAGAAGTTTCTTACGGTCTGGATGCTTTCTTCTTCTGATCCAAGAAGCTCCATGGGCAACGTAGCGATGCCCTCTGTCGCGCTGACAAGACCGGCACCAATGCCCCTGCCGATATCACCTATGGCGGATACGTCTTCTTCGCCTAGCTGTGCGCCACGTTCTACTAGTGGGTTTTCATCTAGGTATTTTTTGGCAGTCCTTCTGGCAACTTCTTGATCATTTGTATTTACATTTACAGATCTGCCATCAGGCAACCTTACAGTGATCATTATTCAGTAGGCTCAAGATCTATTGTTTCGCCTTGGCCGACTGTTGGAGGAACGCCCAAACCCATGTTTCCATAAACAATTGCTCTAGCTTCATTCATGAGGTCTTGAGTCTCACGACCGAAGTTCATTTCCTTTCTACTTAAATCAGAAAACAAAGAGTAAACACGATCTTCCATTCTCTGAAGTTGGTCACTTGCGGTATCTTTGCTTAGCAGCAAATCAAGCAACTCATCAACACTTGCCTCTGGTTTTAACTCCCTTAGAAGCTTGAGGTTATCTTCAAGCGCAGTGCCTTTCTCTCTCTGCGCTTCAAGCTGCCTGTACTCTTCTTTGCCTAGGGTGAAGTCGCTTGCAAAATTTCTAGGCGCTATGCCTTCGCTTGCCTGCCCAGCTTTGGCAAGGGCGTATCGGTTGGCAGGATCTTGCAAGAAATCTTTGAACTGAGTGCCCGCGCCTTTCAGCATGTCAAGGAAGGTTTTGGGCTTTGTTGTTGTACCACCACCCGTTCCACCGCCTGTTTCATCACCTTTTTCATCAACTTTTTTGCCTGACGTTGAGGCAGGAGTTTGAGGCGCCTTTGGTCCAGATAGAAGTTCTGACAAAGCACTTATTTCTGGCGTTGCCATGAACTGATCGTATTGATCTTTTGTAATTCTTCCCGCATCCAAGGCCGCATCAAGAGCAGCATTTAGACCTGTGCTCAAATAATCTGAGCCAGTTGCCAAATCTGTTGCAGCCGCAGCCCCAGCAGCACCAGCACCTAATTTTGCAGTGCCTTTTAACACGCGGCCTGTAGTTCTTATTGGCGTTGTTACTCTTGAAGTTGCTGATGAAACAGCGTCTTTGGCACGAGCAACTCTGCCTGGGGCAGGCTTGGGTTTAGTCGGGACAATCGTTGTGCCTTCGATGTCTTTTGGACTCATCACCCTTTTGCCAGAAGGTGGTTGGGCAAGATCGTCTGCGGTCATTTTCGCGCCAGGTTTAGGCTTCGCTCTTGGCTTCAAGCCTTTAAGCCTTCTAAGCACTGGATGAATCGACATCAATGTAAGAAGTGCAGCCTCACTAAGTTGTCCAGCTTCAGCCAAACCAATAGCCTCTGCTTCAGACAAACTTTCAAGTTGTTGAACAGCTTCTGGTGATAGAGCCTCTCTGGGATCTGTAACAAGCGTTCTAAATCCTTGAAACGCGTCCTGAAGTATTCCTGTTGCAGAATCAACAAAATCACCTTCCGCATACCCACGAATAGGCGCAACGCCAGCCATGATGCCGCCCCCTTGGCGCATTTGAGGTGTTTGGAACATGGGCCTGTTCATAATTTCTTCGTACATTACTGAACCTCTGTTCTATTACATCGCTCCGCCGCCACTTGGCATGAATTGCGCCCCGAAGGACAAGGCACTTCCCAACCGAGCCATGGTATTAGGCTGTTGATAAGTTCCAACCCCTTGCTGTCCAGAACCAAACCCAGTGGTGTATCCAGGCATAAATTGAGCGCCTTGACCAAGTACATTAAACCCACGCTGTAGTCTCATGAACGGTTCATCAGCCATTTGAGTGCCAGCCTTGTATTGAGCATCAAGTCCGCGTTGCTGTATACCTCGTCCTGTTGCGCCTAAGCCAGCGGTGGTACCAATCTGGCTAGTAAGCATATCAAAGCCTTGCTGGCCTACACCTGCAATACCTTGTGCTCCTGCGCGCAGACCTTGCTGTCCAGCTTGATAAGCACTTAACGCATCACCAAACGCTCCACGACTCAGTCTGTCCATGCCACCCGCAGCACCCTGCATACGAGCCATCTGGTCGCCAAATATGCCAGAGCCGAGTTGTTGAGCAGACTGGAAGTCTCTGCCTAATCCAGAGCCTATATTAGCTTGTTGCCCCAAGAGAGTTCCGATACCTTGCAAGCCAGATAACCCAAGCTGTCCACCCTCAAGCGCGCCACGTTGAGCAAGTTGCTCTGCACTCAATCCAAGATTAGCTGCTTGCTGTGCTGCACTGATCCCTGTCTGAGCGCCTGCCTGGCCCAGAGAGCCGGTTAATTGAGCAGCCTGCTGCCTACGCCCTTGTGCCTGCTCAAACGCCTGCTGAGCCGCCTGTTGAGCCTGCTGGAAGCCTTGTGAGCGCAACTCAGCGCCAGTCTTAGCTTGTTGCTGAAGAGTGTTCCTGTCTATTTCGGCCTGTGCTATAGCTCCACGAGAGCCTCCAAACGCACCAGCGCGCGTGGCTTGATCACGGGCACTAATCTTTTGTTTTTCGCCCAGACGTGCAATCTCTGCTTGTTGTGCATCGATAACTTGTTGTGTGAACGGGTCTTGAAATCTAGATATGGCTGATGGGTCAAACTGAGAGCCTGTCCCACGGAGGCCAGCTATGCCCTGCATCGCTGCGCTTATGCCCATATCACCGGCAGAACGAAGATCTTGTCCTGCCATCTGTGTTTGCATTCTAGCTCGTTGTGCGGCGTCCATTGCTCCCGCTTGAGCACCGCCAACTTGACCCATAACGCCGCCCGCAGCATCACCTATGCGGTCAGCGGCACCCATCTGCATGGCGCGAGCTTGTTGATCCATAAACTGTTGACCCATGCGCGGGTCATATGCGCCTATGCTTTGTTCGTATAGCTGACGAGCCCGAGGGTCTGCAAAAGCGCCTGCAGATCTTGGGTCAAAACCTCGAGCAGCTTGACGATATAAGTCTTGCGCTTCAGAAAGTTGTCCGCCAAATCCGCCAAGTCCTTGGGCTAGGTTTCTTGCTTGCACCTCTAGTGGCGAAAGACCAGCTACCTGTTGAATAGGAATCGGTATTTGTTGATTTATCATCCCGTATTCGGGGTTGAAGTAAGCGTCTAGTAACTGACGGGAAGTTAGCTCAACTCCGGGAGCGGCGTACTGTTGAGATGCCGAAGGCTGAACTACAGGCATGCTTTCGTCTGTTTGACGTTGTTTAGTCTTGCCGCCCATGAGAGCGCCAGCAGTGCCTACGATGGCTGGAATGAAAGGCGCGATGGCTTGAATAAAAGCTTCTGGCTGACCCGTCTTTGGGTTGATGGTCAAATCACCGATTGGCGAGGTCTTTCTTAAAACATCAACTTCTGCTGGGGTCATGTGAACCAGCATGGAATCTCCGTAGCGGCCTTGCTTAGCTAACTTCTCAGCCTGACCTTTCATTGGGTATTTTTTATTAGCCATTACGCTTTCCCCATCGCCTTTTCGCCAGCACGCTGTAGTGCATACATCATTCTTGCGCCTTCTTGACGCTGCTCAGCTTTCGTTTTGCCAGCGCCTTTCAATCGGCCAATGCCTCTGACGGCTTTTGCATTTACAACAAACTCGCCATCGCTAAGCATGGCCGGTATGTCATCAGATGTTTCAGTCCCTGGGCCAGAGATCGGGCCGTTCATGCGGGGATATTCAACATCGCCGCCATCCGCCATGGTTAAGTTGCCCACACCCTCTGGCGCAGCTGCTCCTTTGTCTAGGCCAAATGCAGCCCTTATACCTGGGACATTAAAACCCATGGTATTTCCAGAATTACTTTTACCCCCACTCTTGATGTATTCAATAAGCTCTTCACGAGTCATGTCTTCAAGGCGTTTTTCTTGCTTCTTTTGATTCGCTTGATAGTTCGCACTTGCTTGTTGAGCCATACCTCCAAGCGCCTCAATGCCTCTTCCAATACCACCACCAATACCTTGAAGTGCATTGCCAATGGCGCCTCCAGCACCAGTAAGAGCACCACCTATGCCTCGGCCAATGCCACCTAGCGCAGCCATAATCCCGCCATCGGCCATGTACTGAGGTTGAACTGATGCAATGCCGCCATCGGCCATACCTACAGATAGGTTTATTCCTTGCAGGAGGGTGTCATTTATATAGTCTTGAAAAGTTTCAAAAGGAGGAAGGCCTTTATCCGCTCTCTCTTCGTTCACCTCATCCAAAAAGCCTTGTTGATTTTCAATAAACTGGTTTGAATCAGATTGATCAACATCATCTTTATCTCCGGCTGGCGTTCCGTCAGGATTGACTCGAATAACTTCTGGCTGGGTGCCAGGCGGCACATAACCCTCTGGAGGCCGTGGCGCAAGCAGGGAGCCGCCAACATTTGGCGCTGCTCTTTCATAGTTTGCATATTGAGCGCCAGGCATTCTCTGCTGCTGAAAGCCTCCAGCAAACGGGTTGGCCATGTTGCCAAGAAAAGCTGATTGAGCCGTGGCGGGATTAACTCTTAGGCCAGGGTTCATTTGTTCTAGTCGGCTAGGAGGAAAGCGACCAAAGTCTGCTTGTGTGTAAGCTTTCTCTACGCCTTGACCAACCAACGCTTGGCCACGGTCTATTCTTGCTGTATCACTTCTGCTCATTTAACACTTCCACCTTCGTCTTGCCTGACGCAGTCTAGAGTTTGGATCTTTTGCCGCCTTAGGAAACTTCTTCATTTGCCCAGCAGAACGAGCACAGAAAGACTTTCTTCGTGCTGCGCGTTTACCTGTCGGTTTATCCTCTGTCACCGCCGTCTGGAGTTTACTACCAGGATTGGCCTTACGATACGCTTTTACACCGGCTTCTGTCATCCCCGCGCCTTCTTTTGTAGGGCGAAAATTCTTCTTGTTACGCTTCGGCATTTTATCGCGCTTGCGTTTTCGCACTTCGCCACCACCGTTGAACTCTTGAGCATAACGCTTGAACATTAGGAGTACCTAGTCTTCTTGCGGCGGTCAGACATCACAGCGCCACAACCACGATGGTTTTTACGAACCTCACCACCTTCGGCTTTCCTTACAATACGACGGCCTTTTGCAGATGCTGGCGAAGTAAATGTCTTCACATTGGTAGGCTTGCCGCCCACGCCCTGTGGCTTGGCGCGCTTTCTCTTGACCGCGCTACGTCGCTCGCCCTCAGTCATAGCCTTCGCTTTTGACCTTGGCACACATTTGGGGTACTTGCGCTTTGATCCCTTAACCTTAGCTCGGCCACATGCTTGGAACTTACCGCCTTTCTTTGGTGCTCCAATATCTACCCAGTCGCCCTTTGGGCCCTTGCCGAACCATTCTTTCAGGCTCATACAAGCTTCGTCCTTTGGCGCTTACCAGAAAGCATGCCGTTAAAACCCCTAGGGTCAATTACTCTAGCGCGCTTAGCAGCAAAGCCACCAGAATTCATGTTTCTAGGCTTTGGGCCCTTGAAGTCTTTACGCTTAACTCCAGAAGGATCTTTGATCTTACCTGCACATATCTTGCTGGCGTATGCATTTGCGTAAGCTGAAGGGTATACCTTGAATTTTCGCTTTGCCGCAGCCTTTCCTCTCGCACAAAGTTTTGTCATTAACCTACACTCACTACTATATCGCCGTTAGTTATCACCTGAACCGAGCCAACTTGGCCTGTTGCCTCAAGCGGATCTGTTTCATAAGGCAAACCTTGAGACAAATTGACCCATTCATTGCCACTATATACCTGAAGGGTGTTTATTGAACTATTCCAAATAACATCACCGGCATTGAACTTCAACTCATCTCTTTGAGTTCTTGTAAATTGTGGCGTTGCGTCTAGGTCAATCGAATCTAAACTAATCTCCAGAAGACGTATTGTTCTATTGAACGTTCCACTGTCTACAGAGGTGCCATTCTGAACAAGAGGTAAGCGTCCTTGTAAAACCTTGCTCATCTTCGGCCATTGGGCTGTAGATCAAGTCTGGTCCCACCAATTCTAAAACCAACACCTATACGATTACCCGTTACTCCATCATCATCAGACTCAAAGCGAACAACCGCCTGCCGACCTCTAGCTCTTGTGTCGATTTTTGTTGTACTGCTTGTGAATGAAGATGTTTGGTCTGTTGTCAGCGAATCACCTGGGTAGTTTCTTGCCTTTAACACGAAGTTGATTGTCTGCGTATCACCAGAACTTCCAGTGAACTTAACATCAGGTATGCATCTTCGGATGAATTGAAACTCTTCGCCATCGCCCAAATCAAAATCCGCGCTCTCAATGAAGACGTTGTCCATGGGGGACCCGTCATCATCAAATCCTGTTTCATGTGAGAATATGTAATTGTTGCTGTTAGATGTGCCTGCTGCGCGAGGAAAGCTTTCAAGACCCTCATCAAGCCATGCTGTCCTAGATAGATTCCCTATGGCCCAAGTTTGCTCGACGTAGTTGTAAGTTACATATCGATCAATCACTGTGTTCGTGCCAGAGCAGTAGAACCAACCTACTTCATCAAACTGCTTGTTCAAGAAAGCAAACACCTGAAACGCTTGGTCTTCATTGAAGTCATCAAATACATAAGACCTGACACTGCATGGCACAGATTGCACGGAGCCTTGATACGAGTAGAAACCTTTTTTGTCCATCCAAAACACACCAGCAGGCGTGTTGATCGAAGCATTCGGGCCAATAAGACTGACGCCCTCGTTGATTAAATTCAAACCAAAAGTGAAAGGTGCGCCTATGAACTGCAAACTGTAGAGCGCAACATCAGTCCAGACGAGTGTCTCTTGTCTAGCTCGTAAGCCCCCAATGATCTGTGATCCTGCAGAACAGCGTAGAGAACCAGCCGTATTTGTAGATGTTGGGAACCACTCTGCTGGGTTCTCTTGGTCAGAGAATGCAATTAATAGTGGATCAGATGTTCCTGTCCTTGCGGTGGCTGTATCGTTTATTGGGTCTGCGCCTAGGGCAATGACGTGTCGGTCTACGTCAGAAACAAGCACTTGCAGCGCAATCGTGGGCGTAAAATTTGCACCCGTTAAGTCTGCAATATCTACGGCTCTATCTGTTCCCAACGTCTTTGCGCTTGTATCCCAGTAATAAATCCGACCTGCCCGCACATTTGCTATCAGGTCTTCGCCAAAACTGTCTAAAGACCAAAGCCGAAGTTGATTCAAAGAACTCAGCGCGCTTGATGAGCCCCAGGTGCCTGAGCCCCATGCAGCAGCGCCCCAACCTGTGCCAGCAACAAACACATCAAGGCCGACATTAATTTGATATGCGCCTACTGTTGAACTACCACCATTGCCACTGTCGCTGCTGTTAGCGGTTACCGTTGCGCCAGAGGTGTCTTTTGCTGTAATCACATACACGCTGGTGCTGGTGATCGAATCAATTTCATACTCTTGATTCAACACGGCAGCAACAATATTACCGCCAAGTGAAGCAGCGCCAGAAAAAGTTACGAAGTCGCCTTTGGCCGCGCCATGAGCGGTGTCAGTCACGTTGATTGAACTTGAGCCATTGGTTGCCCCAAACGTCACATCGCCTGCGGCAGTCGTAGAGCGTATCGGGGTAATGTCGTTATAGTTTGCGCCGGATTGTATGTAGAGCTTAGAAGTTGTGCCTAAGCCCAAAAGCTTAGTTCCTTCCAAAGAAGTCCAACCAAAAAGCTTTCTAGCTGTCCCTTTGAACGAAGCAGTAATATATTTAACCCAGCCGCCAATCTTTTCTGGCAAGCCTTTGCGAAAGCGAACTAGATTTCCATCAAACCAGCCGCCTTCCGCCGTATAATCGGTGCCTTCTTTGTTTATGCCAGGGTTAAATATGTACTTCTGCAATGGCATTACTGATATTCACCTGTGCGGATCATTTCAGTCACTCTAACAGCACGATTGCCTACCTGAGAAGCCCAACGGCTATCCATAAACTCATCAGCGGCAATGTCGAACTGCTCACGAGACATGGCTTCCAAAGCGTTAACAAACCCGCGCAGCCTGGTCAGACCAAGGTTGAAGCATATGTCGATCATTGCATCTTGGCGCGCCTCGTTAATGCCATTGAACCAGAAGTATGTGTCCGCAAGCTCGTTCTTTACTCGAGTTATATCATTCGCTAATAGGTAGTCTATTTCATCTTCAGACAACCCAAGACCGCCGTTTTCGTCTAAATTACGACCTACACCCACGGTGATCATATTCGCGGAACATTTGTAAGCGTGAGTGCGTACACCTTCGTGCAGCTTTAACATGTCAATTAGCTGAGTCATTACTTCTCCCGTGCTACGGAGTTGACCTTCTCGTATGAACGCATAGCACCCAACCCTAACATTCCCATCATAACGGGCACTAGAAGCGTTGTATCTACCTCTGGTACAGCTACCCAGATGCTGATTATGTTGGCAATGATGGTGTTGTACAGCAGCCCTAATGCACAGATCCAACCGATA